TCAAAGAATTCCAATCTCCTCCTCCCACACATAAGACTAAAACATGTGATTGGTGTGCCAAAATCTTGGGTGATATCTTAAAGTTTGAATGCATCAAAAAAAAGAAAGAGGAGAAAAAAAATGGTTTGGGTTAAAACTTACGATAATGAATGGCACAATGTTGATCACATCATTAGATTTTATATTGGTGATTTTGATAATGCTTACGGAGTTTTTTTTGATGGTGTCGATGGAGAATATCATGTGCACAAAATTTTTTCTGAAGAGAATCATGCAAAAGAATATTTAAAAACGGCTTTTACTGATACTGATCTCCATTTTTCTCCAGGTCCCTTTATTATTTGCAAAAATGAAAGACCTCAATCAAAATGTTATTAAATTCAATTGACGACGCGGCAGTGGTCGTAAACAAGCTGTGGGAGATATCCCCACTAGAGGCGGTAACCCTGAGAGATCCGCCGATAAACTGGACATGGGTATTGGCAAATCCAAATTGCAATTAGGCGTGATTGCGGCACACCGTACCCATTGCCAGGGAGTGCCGATTTTTATTGATATTAGTGTTTTTGTATATTATTCTATCGATAATCAAGTCCTATTTTCATTTGTACATTCTTTTAGAGGGGGGTTTTGTTCATCCTTCCCCTCACATCTTCAAATCTCTTTTTGTTTATCTTGCGAAAATGCTATAAAACAATCGTCTCCTTTAAAAATAACGTGAGGTTTCGTAAAGGCTCTAGCATCCCGCGAGCCTTTTCCCCTTTCTCTCTCTAGCCAAAAATCAAGCGAAGTTGATATTCCTCAGTAAATTTACTTTGGATCTCAATGACACAATGGCATTTAGAAAAAAAACTGATTTCTGATCTTATTCCGCATAACAAAAATCCACGTTGGCTTTCTAAAGAACAAGCCAAACATCTCAAAATATCTCTAAGCAAATTTGGTCTGATTGATAAGCCTATTATCAACACTGATAATACAATCATTGGCGGACATCAACGCATATCCATGCTTAAAGACGCAGGAGAAAAAGAAGTAGAATGTTGGGTTCCTGATAGATTTTTGCTTCACCATGAAGTCGGCGAACTTAACATTCGTTTAAACAAAAACACTGGTGATTGGGACTGGGATATATTAGCGAATGAATGGGATATGAAAGATCTTGTAGAATGGGGATTCAATGTAAAAGAACTTACTGGCTCGATATTTGATGAGCCGAAACAAGAAGATGAATGCGATAGGTGTTCAACATGCAATCAGAAGTTAAAGAAAAAGAAAAACACTTAAAAACAGCAGGTAGACCTCATATTCCTGTTGATTGGGATAAAGTAAACCAACTTATTATGGCCCAATGCACGATCGAAGAAGTTGCTGGAAATGTTGGAATGCATAGAGCAACATTTGGTGAAAAAATAAAAGAGAAGTATGGTGTTGATTTTACGACTTATGCTACTGAACTTCGCAGTAAGGGTAAGAGTCTGCTAAGATCAAAGCAATACCAAAAAGCGATGGAAGGTAACATACAGATGCTGTTGAGGTTAGGAGAAATCTATCTTGACCAAGGTAAAGAAGCAAAGCAAGAAGATACTGTTATTACAGCGACTTTTAAAGATCATATGGACTTGGTATCATCTGTGCAGTCTGAACGTAAAATGGCTGAAACGAGCATTAAAGCTGAACATAAGTCCGATTGAGTCACAAACGATAACATAGCATGAGTAGGAAGATTGTCAAAACTTTTAATCATTTCGTCAAGCATATCTAGAAGCTCTTTCTTAGTTGGCTTTTCTTCCATAAATAATTCCTATAGGTTAAAGTCGCATCATGGCTGATCCGCTATCAAAAAAGCAACTAGAGTTTGTCCTGAGTAGCACTAAGAGTTGGAATATAGCCCATGGCAGTGTAAGAACTGGTAAAACGATTGGAGCCACTTATAGATTCATGCAAGCGGCATATAATTGTCCGGATAGTCAAATATATATAGTCGGACATACTTTCGATACAGCCTTTCGTAATGTTGTAAGACCTATTCTTGAGTCAAAAGAACTTGAGATCTTCCGCCCTTTTGTCAATTGGAGTGGCAAGAAGCTTTACTTTAGAGATAAGACCATCACCGTCCTTGGAGCGAAAGATGAAGGAGCTGTTGGAAACTTCCAGGGTTTAACTATGAGTCTAGTATATTGCGATGAGATAACACTCTATCCCGAAAGCATTATTGATATGATTGATTCACGTCTCAGTTTATCCCATAGTGTAGGCATAGCAACATGCAACCCGTCTCATCCAGGTCATAAGATCAAGAAATGGATAGACATGGCGCAAGAGGGAAATCCTCGCTACTACCAACTCCATTTTACACTTGATGATAACCCTTATGTTTCTCAAGATTATAAGGATAGATTAAAGCAAAGCACAAGCGGGTTGTTTTATAAGCGTAATTATCTTGGCTTATGGTGCATGGCTGAAGGAGCCATCTTTGACTTCTTTGACCGTAAAATCCATGTCGTAAATAAACCGCCTAGAGCAGCTGATTATTGGATTGCAGGAATAGACTATGGCATTAGCAATGCATTTGCTTGTGTGCTTATTGGTGTTTCAACAGGAAAATACACGCAATCCGGCAAATGCCTTTGGGTAGAAAAAGAATACTATTGGGATTGTAGAGAGAAGGGAAGACAGAAGATCAACAGTGAATTTGCAGATGATATTCAACGTTTTATAGAGCCATATTCGGTAAAAGGTATATATATAGACCCCTCCGCTTTAGCAATGAAGCTAGAACTACAAAAAAGGGGATTGCATGTCGTTGAAGCTAATAATGATGTCATTCAAGGAATTGAAGTCATGACATCTGAGATGGGTAAAGGAAATCTATTCGTTTGTTCTGAATGCAAACATCTTATAAAAGAGATAGAAAATTATGTATGGGATGAGGGCAAAGCGAAAAAAGGAGAAGATGCACCCGTGAAAAAGGGGGATCATGCCGTCGACGCCCTTCGTTATGCTATAAATACACATAAGGTGACCATTTATGATCCCTATAAGCAAAATCAAATAGCCGAAGATTGGAAACAAAACAAATATCAAATCACTCGTAAATTCTAGCTTGTAAAGCCGCTTTACTTGTCAAAGTGTCCGGCTTTACATTTGATTTCATGCTGATATTGAATAAATTATGCGAATGCAATAGGGTGAAGTTTTTAGCAGGAGGAAGGCTATTTCTTTCTATTATCCGTCTTGGAATAATGCTTTAGAGCCAAATCAAGGTAACATTCGTCAATGGTTGGATAACTTATATAGTAAGTTTCAACCCATTGAACAATCACGATGGAATCAATCTAATATAGATTCACTTTTTTATGCTGGTTCGCAAACCTTTGTTAATCGCTATTTCAACTTTTCCCCGAACGTTTCATATAATTCCTATTACTTCAATATCGTCCAGCAACCCGTAAATATGATTACTGGTTATGAGAGACAACATAGAAAACAATTTGCTTATCAGCCTACAGAAGGTTCTGATCCTCAAACTACCGATCAATATACTAAGTTAATTATACACGAGTCCAATGTCAATGGTATCCACGAACAAAAATCTAAAGCTAAAGAGCTAGCCGCAGTATCTGGCATGGTTCTTGCTCAGCCTTATCTCGATTATCAATCCGATGCTGCTCAAGGTGAGCTTAAAGTCAAAATATGGGAATATAACTCTTTCTTGGTTGATCCTTATTTCCGCAACCCTGACATGAGTGATGCTCAGTTTGTTTGGTGCCAAGAATATATCAGTAAGCATGAAGCTGAATGTAGATTTCCTGATAAGATGCAACAAATCACTCCTATGGCAGGGTCTCCTCAACGTTATGGCTCGTTCTACTTCCTTCCTGAAAACTATAACATGGCGCGCAACGATCTACTTGTACTTTCCTATGTCTGGTATCGATGGAAGAAGAAGAAAAAGAAGTTATTTAGCAGATCGCGTAATCAGTTCTTTGACTTCGCCGGGGGCGATGGTAACATGGACGCGCTCATTCAAAATATCCCTGACTTAGAAGCTGTAACAGTAGATGTTCCCACATGGAAGCTTGCTGTCGTTCTCAATGATCAGCTAATGTATCAAGGAGAGAATCCTTTAGGATTCGATGAATGTCCTTTCATCCCTTATTATTGGAATTATGAACCACACATCAACTATTATGATTTAAGAGTCAGAAGTCTTGTAAGGACTATGCGCGATCCGCAATTCCTATTCAACTGGAAGGTTATTACTAATAACGATATCACTGCTGCAACAATTAACGCAGGGTGGAAACGTAAAGTAGGAGCTGTAGCGAACGAAGATAACCTTAAAAAGACGGGACAAGGCTGGGATGTCATCATAAATGAAGGGTATGATATGACAGATTGCGAAAAGATAATCCCTTCAGGAGTGCCGGAATCTGATCTTGCGTTAGCTGACCAAATGGCAAACCTTATCTTCCGCGTTGCTGGAATCGATCTTGAAAACTGGTCTGGTCAACAAGATAAACAGATAAGTACGCTCACAGCAATGCTTAAGCAGGCTGCCAATTTGATGACATTCCAAAAGTATTTCGATCAATGGGATTATTCTGATAAGCTTTTAGGAGATCGATTACTTCAGACGGCATTAAATAACTGGAATGCTGCAAAGGTAGGCATGATCATAGGCGAAGAGCCTTCTCCGTATTTCTACAGTAAAGTATTTGCCAAATACAAAACGGTCGTTGAAGAAGCTGATCTTACTCCTACACAACAAAATCTTCAAGCTCAACAGATGATAGAAATGAATGCCCAATTCGGTAGAGAAGTATTTCCTCCATCCATGATAATTCCTAAGCTTAATATCACAGGAAAAGGCGAGATTATACAGTATTTACAACAACAAGAACAACAAATGTCTGCTGTACAAAGCGAAGCTCAAAACATTCAACACTCATTCGAAGAAGCAAAACTTAAAGAACTCATGTCTAGAGCTGCTGCTAATATTGCTACAGCAAGAGAAAGACATGGCAGAGCTGAGGCAGACATTGGATTATTCGAAGAACGTTTAAGCGAGATTACACAGAACCGTGCGATGGCTACTAAAGCTAAGATGGAAGCTCTCGAAAAGATGGTTGATGTCATTGCGAAATACGGCGAAGTCGAAACAATGCTCAAAATGAATCAAATAGAATCCTTCGATTATGCTAGCGAGCGCAAAGAAGATGCAGAAAAAGCCGATGCTAAAAGAACGGCAATGAGTAACGAATTTCTACAACAAATAATGGGCTCTCAGAGTCCAAAAATGGCTATTAACCAATAGGAGGATATATGGGAGGCCGTAAAATTGATGACCATAGCTTTTGGGCAGGTGGTGGTTCCAAAGCTTCAGTGTTCCCACAAGGAGCAAAAAGCAAAGGATATTCATCTGCTGAAGGGGAAGGAGATGTAAGTAAATATGAAGATACTTCTGAAGCTATTCATTCTCAGCAAGAAATGAATAACAGAAAGATTAAGTCTCATCCACAAAAAACAGGTCACAGATATTAATTTCAGAGAGCCTAGGCGACAAGAGGTCAACTTAAAACGTTAGACTTTGTAAGTACAGCTCTCTTTTATAAGGATGTATTATGGATACAGGATTCAATGATCCTATAAAAGCTAAAAAC